TGCAACTTTTTTCGATAGAAATAAATTATTTAGGAGGTGAGAACAGATGGAACCAGTAGAATTAGAAAAATTATTAAGTTCTTGCTATGCTGATTTTAACAGTAAAAAAGCTAATAATCAATTAATGTATGATTATTATAAAGGCGAAACTGAAGCTTTAAAAGACTATAAAATGGTAACTGATAGATCTAATTCAAAAACTCGAGTAAATTATATTAAAAAGTTTATAAAAGAAGAAGTTTCTTATACGCTTGGAAATAAAATTTCATACTTGAGTAAAAGCAGCAATGCAAAAATAACTGATGCAATAGAATATAACTTGTCTCATTGGTCAGAAAAGCACGACCAAAATTTATTAAAGAATGGTTTAATATATGGTGAAGCTTATGAGCTTTATTATATTAATAAGCTTGGAGAATTTTGTTCAAGAATACTTACTCCGCTTAATTGTTATGTTTTGGAGAACATTGATGGAGATGTTGAACTGGCTCTTCGTGTTTTTAAAAAGAAATTTGATACAAATGATTATATTGATGTGTATTTTGAAGATGTGATATTGCATTACAAAGGTGGTATCGGGAATTCTTGCCTAATAGGAAAAGACCCTCATTATTTTGGTGAGGTACCTATAAGCGTTTGCTCTATAAGTGAGGAATTAGAAAAAGATACTATATTTTATGATATTAAAGGGCTTCAGGATGCCTATGAAACTAATTTATCGGATATAACAAATGAAATTTCTGATTTTAGAAGTGCTTATTTAGTTGTTACAGGTTTAAAAATAGAGGATTCTGACTTGCCAAAAATGAAAGAGCTTGGAGCAATCCAGGTACCAAACAAAGATGGCAGTGTAACTTGGCTTATTAAAAATATAAATGATAGTTTTATCCAAAACACTTTAAATACCTTGGAAGATAAAATGTATCAAATAAGTGGCCATATAAATGCAAATGAGAAATTATCCAGCAATACATCTTCTCTTGCATTAAGAACTAGGCTTATTTCCTTGGAGAATGTTTGTAGTTTAGATGCAAAAGCAATTACGAACAGTAACAAAAATAGATTTAGACTATTATTTATATACTTAGATATAAGAGATTCAGCAATTTTTGATTATAAGGATATTAAACAAGTATTTACTTACAATATCCCTTCTGATGATCTTGTAATGGCGCAAATTATTTCGCAATTAGGCGATAAATTATCTACTGAAACTGGAATAGCTCAATTAAGTTTTGTGGATAACGTAAATGATGAGATGAAGAAAATTGCAAAGCAAAATAAAGCTATTAGTATTGGCAAGGACTTATTGAATCCTCCAGTAGATACGGTGGTGACTAAGTAATGGAAGGTGACTAACCAATGGATGAAGAATATCGAAAATTAATAGAACAAATTAAGCAAGCTGAGGATGATTATGCTGATGAAAAAATGAAGCCAGTATACTCAGAGCAAAAGAAGGCGCTTGATGCCTTGGAAGTTATCATAGGAGGATTATTTATTAAATATGCTATAGATGGATTATTGAAAATGAATGCTCAACAAAAATCCAATGTAGGCATTAATAATACTCTTAAGAATATAGGTAAATCACTTGGCAAAGCAGAAATTGAAGTTGCAGCTGACATATTGGGAAAAACCTATGTTGATACTTATTATAAAAATGCATTCATAATGGATTCTGGATTTAAAATTGATTTAAAGTTTGATATTTTAAAGAAAGAGTTTATAGATGCAGCTGTTAACCAAAAGTTTAAAGGTGAATTATTTAGTGATCGTATTTGGAAAAATAAAGCTGATATGATTGATAAATTACAAAGTTCCATTACTGAAGCTATGAAAGGAAAAACCACAATAGATAAAGTGGCCAGAGATATTAAAAATACATTTAATGTACAGGCCTATGAAAGTCAAAGATTAGTACAAACTGAAAATGCTAGGGTACAAACTCAAGCATCTTATGATATTGGAATTAGTAGTGGAGTTGAACAGGTTTTATTTTCTTCAACATTAGATAATAAGACTTCTGATTTTTGCCAAGAACATGATGGAGAAATATACGATATTAATGATAATAGTAAACCAGAAATTCCCGCCCACCCAAATTGTAGGTCATGTTGGATAAACATTCCATATGAGGGGTGGCAAGCAACTTCAAGAAAAGATAATTCAACCAAAGAAGTAATTGACTATGTTAATTATAAAGAATGGGCAAAAGAAAAAGGAATAGATTAAATACTATTCCTTAATATATTCCTTTAATATAGTTATAATAAGATTGTTAAAAGGTCTATTTTGTTCTTTTGCTAGTTCTTCAAGTTTTAATTTTAATTCTTTAGGTATGGTAATTAATGTTCTTGTATTGTCTTTAGAAATAGTCATAAATATCACCTCAAATACATTATACCATGATAACATTATATTGACAAGGTGTTATCACTATGATATAATTAATTAAGGGGTGATACATATGAATGAAACTATAGTTAAAAGATATGAAGCTAAAAACAATATAGAAAATATGGGAGACTGGTTAAGACATAAGTATATTGATGAACAATTAACAATGGGAGAAATTATGAAGCTGTTAAATACAAATGCTAATAGAACTATTACAAGTTTTTTAAATTATTATGATATTCCTGTTAGACATGGTAGTGAAGCTATTAAAACACAATATATAGGTAAGAAAGGCATAAAAAGAAAAGAAATATCAAGGAATATAGCTAATACTTGTTTAAAAACAAAGGAATCAAGAGATATATTAAGGAAAGCTATGAAAAGTGATGAATATATAAATAAATGCAGAATAGCAAAATTAGGTGAATTAAATGGCATGTATGGAATAAGTGGTGAAGATAATGTCTTGTGGAATCCTAATAAAACAAGACTAGAAAGACAGAAAGATAGAAAATTACTTGAAAATGCAAGGTGGAGAAAAGAAATATTTGAAAGAGATAATTATACTTGTCAACTTACTGGTGATAGAAAAGGTCATTATTTAGTAGCCCATCACTTGAATAGTTATAATTCAAATACAGAAGATAGATTTAATATTGATAACGGTATAACAATTTTAGAAAGTATTCATAAATTATTTCATAAACAATATGGATATGGCAATAACACAAAGGCTCAATTTGAAGAATTTAAATCATTACTTAGTATAAAGGGAGCGAATTAAATGATAGTTAAAAATACTAGAAATAATCAAGTAGAATTAGCTTTTGGAAAAGGTGACATATGTATAGCTGGTGGATATATAAGAGATGAAATGTTAAATAAAATGGGCTTAGTTAGTTTTATAAATCAAGATGCAAGAGATATAGGTATAGAAGGAATAATTAAAGGTGGCACTCCTTACCTAGTAGGAGAATTTCCAGTAATAATGACGTTTACTAAGACCGAGAGCATTGATGCCCTTATAAGTCAACTACTACAGGCAAAAGAAGAAATGAAAGTTGAGGTTAATTTTGAAACATTAGAACATGATGGAGTTTGTGATTCAAGCCACTTAAATAATTGTTTGATGAGTATGAATGATAATTTTGGAAACTAGGGGTGATATTGTATGAATAAACTTGTAATCTGTATGAAGAGTGGCGATAAGCATATTGTAAATACAGAATGTAATAATGTGACTGAGTTTTTAAAAGATATAATGCCAAAATATGAACATGAAAATAGATGGAATTGTTTTCGCTTGGCTGAAAAAGATAAAATGGGTAGTGATAATGTCTTTATTAATAGCAATAGTATTGAGGCTATAACATATTTGGGAGCAAAATAACCAACACAACGCAAAGATAATGAGACTAAAGGCTTGATTGATAATACAACCTATGCAGAGTGGTTGAAAAATAAAGGAGTTGAAGAGTAATGAATAATGAAACAGGGCCAGAACTAATAAATCTTCCAAAAGGTACTAAAATTAGTAATTTAGAAATAAAAATTTCTTTAAAAGATGTGGACATTGTAAAACAAATAATTGCTTTATTAAAAGAAGTATCAATACGAGAAGATATTCCTAAAGATATTAAGGATAAGATAAATGAATGCGTTGGTAATATTAATGGTCCTGGATATGATAAAATTATAACTTGCCAAAATTGTGGTGCACTTTTGCAAACAGGAAAATCTCGTATTCATTTAAAACCATCTAATATCTTATTTGGAGATGAAAATAAAGTAATTTTAAAATGTAATTGTGGTTGTAAAACTGAATATGTAATAAATTAAGTCTTAGAGATAAGGCTTTTTTATATGTCAAAATTAAATTGCGTTTCTAGGGGTTAAGACTGTTAGAAGGGCTAAAGGAGAGATATTAATGTTAAAAAAAGATTTAATAAAATTAATAGACACATTAAAAGATGAGGATGACGTTGATGAAGCTGTAAAAGGCTCTGAACTGGTAAAGAAACTTAGTGGTTTAGAAGCATTTAAAAGCAAAATGAATGATTCTGATTTTAAAAGTTTCATGGACAGTGAAAAAGATAAGCACTTGACTAAAGGCATTGAGACATTTAAAACAAATAACTTA